GTCCGTCAAGAGGACGTGATTCGAACGCTGCTGTTCGGAAGGAGGTTCGGAGCTGGCGGGTGCGGGGGGTTGTTGCTGGCTTACCATCGGCAGCCACGGGATCACCGCCATTTCCATCCACTGCCGGGCTTGACTTGCCGCCTGTTCCGTTGGAAAGGAAATCAGCAATTGAGTCCCTCGTTGCTCGATCATCGTTGTTCACCTCTGCGCCCCCTAGACCCACTCTAAGCGATTCATACGCGCTTTTTTCTTCGCATAAATTTCGAGCTTCTTAAGGTGATCGTTGCCGCTGGTCAACAGCATCCCGGCTCCAGTCACCTCCGGTGCTTTCAGCCACTCAGGCATCTGACCGCGGGCAGGTGCGAAGCCTGCGTTTTCGAGTTCTTCTTTGGACATCATGACGTTTTTGCTTGACTTGCGCTGACATGCGAACTGATGATTTTGCTCTTTTGCGATCCATCCGAGGAAGCCCGAGTTGTGAACAGCTACTCCCTGCGCCTGGTAGGTGTGATCTCCCTCGATATCAAGATTCAACACCGGACCAGAGTACGGTATCAATGCGAGCGATTTGATTGGTGCCCAAAATCCCTCATCTGTCTCGACGACGTGCCGTTTGTGAAACTTTCTCTCATGCTCAATAGAATGAAATTTCGAAATACCTACAAAGCGTTCAATAAACTCAGCGCTCGCACACAATGCCCAAATTTCCTGATTTTTCGGTTTGTGGATTGTAGACCAAATACCCTCATCTATCATGATCTGTCTGATCTGGTGAATGAGTACACGCGATGTGCTACTCCCGTGAACTGCATGACGCTGCCCTTTTGGCTGAGACCCATCGCCGGACATGAAAGCAGCTACGAGAGGCAAAAGCCCAGAACAGTTGTAGACTGAGGAATCGATTTTACGAACTTGTTGCAAACCGCCAGCCAATTTAGTAAAAAAAGCATGCCAATACCGTGAACTATAATTCACACGAATTGCATTTTTTCCTTTTACGTCTTCTATGCGCGGAGACTTCTGATTAGATTTGGAAGGAGGATCGTACTTAATCAAAATTTCGCATATCCGCTCCGCCACACTACGTTCCGAAGAGTTCAATCCAAATGAAATCGAAAATGCCATTTGACTTTTTTTAATCCTGCGGCAACGTGAACCCTCAGCTAAGTACCAACCCAAAATCCATAACTGGTCGAGAGGAAGACTGGCAAGAGGAAGATTCTTTCTCTTTGGAAACAACACTGAATCCCCAAGGCGTACATCAGACGCCGCCTTCCATGACGGCATCTCGACCTGTTTTTTGGTTCTAGTTAGTTCCCCGTTGCGTTTGTTCCATTCGTACCGACACACATAGTAAGGGTGGTTACTTGTCGTACTTGTGGGCTCGGGATTTCCCATCACACCAACGTGAATCATTTCCTCATTGACTTCACGCGACATGACACCTTGAACTTGATGGAGTTCACCTGTGTGGGTCCGCACGAATTCACTTGGCCGAATATCACAAATGTGTTTTAATCCATCTTGAGTTTCTACTAACTCTTTTGGATTGAGACACATAAGAACATCATCGTGGCCAACTGCAACATTCCAGCGCCAAGCCATTTCCATCTTCGCTTTCTTCATCTGATCCACGAATACACGATCCTTCGGCACGACCTCTTTGCGATAAAGAGAATTACGAAACATAGAGAACATCATCTTCCGATAGCGATCGGAAGTCTCAAATCCGTAGGCCACACCTTGCTTCGAGCGATCCACGCGGTCATCGCGGCCCTTCCAGATATATTGGTTCGGATAGTAAAGCCGGTCACGAAGTTCACGCATCGTGACGTAGCCGATATTGTTCAGCTCAACATTGAGCATGGCTCCATTGAAATAATAGCCGAGAGCTGCAGCTACAGGAGCAAGCTCTTCCGGAGACACGCGAGACATATACCGTGCCGCCAAATCTCCGGTCTCTCCGTTCCACACCACAATAGCCGCATAATCGCCGGGGGCCATCGTGTTTTCTTCACCTCGTGCGGAGTCCACGCCCGCGAAATAATGGTGACCTTTTTGTGGAGTCTCGTAGACTACCAACGGCCCGTCCGTTCCCTTCTGAAGTTCACCGTGCTTGAGATCACTTGAGAGAACGCATCGGCCGCGGAACGGAGGGATCTTCACTACCGCATTTTCAGCAAATTGAATCTCTTCAATCGTGAACGCAGGGTTGCCTGTGGCGATAAAAGCTTCCTGCGGGTCAGATGGGTACTCAGCGCGAAATTTTTCCAAAATTCCTTCGCAACGTGTGGAGAGTGTTTCGCGAAACCACGCGATGCGATCTTTGCCTAACTTAACTTTCTTCCCCGTCTTCCAGTGTCTGATATCATTCATTAAACGCTTCTCGTACTCATCGCGAGGAGCGTCTTGAGCAAGTTCTTCCGGCAGCACATACGCCGGATCGTCCCACCACGGCAGAAAAATAGGAAGAAACTCGTTTTCTCCTGACATCGCCGCTTCCCAATACTGGTAGTACGCTTCGCCAGGGCCTTCTTGGCCATTTGCTGTTGTTTCAACTAAGCAGGCGTTATTTTTATCCATGCTCAGCGTGTTGAGCAAACTCGTGAACACCCCTTCGTAGGGATAAAACGCTGCTTCGGTTAAATGAATGAAAGACGAAGTTAGTCCGCGCTGACCGTGAACCGTAGCTGCGGTATGATGCTCGAAAGTAGAATCAGGTCCGTCAGAATGTGGCCATACAAGTAGAGACTTAGTGGGCTTAGCTGCGCCAGGATATAGGTCGCGGCAGTCCTTGAAAAAACTACCGGCCATCTCGAAATTAGCAGACGCTACTTTGGCATTCTGTGCGATGCAGCGCGCCATGGACCCTGGATGTGCAATGCAGTGCGCTTGACCGAGCCCGGTTGCGATGGTGGAAATTCCAAGACGACGAGCTTTGAGGAAGATAATAAACAGTCTACGACGCCGCGCAAGATGCTCTTTAGCTAAGTGAAATATCTCCTGCTGCTGAGGACGAAGTGTGAAAGGGACAAACGTTCCCTCGTCTCTATCGCGGATATGCAGTCGCGTGAAGAATTTTTCAACGTGTTGAAGATCGAGAGGCACTATTTATCGTCGTATCCTTCCGAGCACAACGTCCAGCGCGGTTTAGACTTCCCGGCTTTCAAAGCATCCCACTGCTTCTGAATCTCAGGAGCGATAATCTTGGCGTAGTGCCTGGCAAAGCTCATTGCTGGCGGCAAGAATCCTCTAACCCTTCCACCGAGAATCGCGCCTACATTCGCCTTTCGCAAACCATGGTCCAAACAACGAATTCCGTGGATGTCCGCATCGCCTCGGTGGTCTGGGCACTGAATAACGTAATGGTACGTGTGGCGAGAGCCGCCGCCCCAAAAATCACACGCACCCATCACTTCCCACCCAAGAATCTCATGCAACGCGACCGCAAGAGCGTGGCACTGACCTTTAGAGAAAATATGCTCGATTCGCGGAGTGATGACCTCTCCCAATACGACATCGCGCATCACAGCACGCTTGTTGTTTTTGTCTGTAAAGTAACAGACTGCCTCTTTAATGCGATATGCTCTTTGTGGGGTCATAAGTCGCTCCTTCAAGCGATGAGGTCTTGGCCAGGTGCTCAAACACCGTGACCCCATAATTATACCCCGTTTGCATCCCTACTGAGCACTTCATTTCTCAGAAACCGGATACTCTCCCGGCATCGCCAACTGTAAACTGACCGGCATCATTACCGAGTGGTGCGGCTGACCGAGGATCAAGTCCGCCCCTTTCAAAACCAAATCCCTCTCCGCGGCGGTGAAGCGAAAACGAGTGTAGGAAGAAGGAGTTCCTTCCTGCTTCCCGTCTTCAGTCGAGCTTACATGCCAAACGCGAGCAACCACGATCGAATAAAACTCCTCCTGCCCGAGCGCGACGACCTGCTCAGTGGGGACTTCAGCGTCTGTCAGAACGGGAGAGATGGAGTCCATTACACAGTCACCTTGTCGAAATGACGACCTGTGTTCTTCCACGTGATCGTTTGACCATCGCGAGATTCCCCGACCTCGTGCCTGCGTGCCTAGATTCGTGTGACCGCTCGACAATACCCCGCATCATCAGACTTGGCGGCGTCGCTCACGGTATCGATGTCGTCGAGCAAGTCCCACAAGAACTCACGATCCTTCTCTACGCGACGCAATTCCATTACCAGGCCGAGTTCCTCTCCGACCTTAATCAGACACGCAGCGGTAGCATTCGGCTTGGCACCAAAGTGATCCTCGGCGCTTCCCCGCGTCGTGAATCGCTCACCGCAATGGAAGCAAACCCAGCTATCCGCAGGAGCCTTGTATGTATCCGCCATGACTACTCCTCACAAAACGCAGCAATGATCCCCGCAGCCCATCTACCAATATCTGTTTCCCGCCAATCCGCGCCACGCAACTGAGCGGCCATCTCTTCAACCAGCGCTCTCTGCACCGCCTGCGTGAACATTGCTGAGGCACCGCCAGGGCCGAGCGAGTGCTGGCGCCCGGAGAGCGAATGGGAGTCGAGCTGAGCGAGACGCGCGATGCGCGAGGGGATCGGAGGGGGAGAAGGAGGGACGTAAGGTTCTCCTATGTCACTGGCGTCGATGATATCCAGCGGCCGATGAAGCGGACTCAAAGGCTTGGTCATTTCTTCACCGCAGGAGGCGCGTCCACAATGTTGTGGCCGCCGGGATACCCCTTCACTGCCTCGTCCGGGTGGCCCAGCTCGCGTTGGCAATACGTACTGGACATGCCCGCAGGATCGAGGAATATCTGCGCGCAACAAGTGACTCGCGGATGGAGGATAGTGTGCGTTGTCATTGAACCTTCCTGATCATCGGCCCATTCAAATCCGTAATGATCCGCGAAACCTGCTCCTCTGGCTTCCCTTCGTTCGCAGCTTTCTCATCCAGAATCCGCAGCGCGTCCAGCAGATCTTCCCGCGTCGCCTTCTCCAGGCCGCCGGGGACGAGCAGAATCGGGTTGGCGTACTTCGAAAAACCGATACCTTGTTGTGTCATCTCCAGAAAAGTGCTCATGGCTTCCTGAGACTTCACAATGAGGATGTCATTGGGACCGAGGGAGAGCTTCTCGACGGAGTTTTTGAGGATGTCTTCGTACTTCTGGCTCACCGGATATCACCCATGTCCTGTCCGTCAAACCGCAGCTTGTTTCTCTCTTCCTTAGGCAGCATCCGCTCCTTATTGCGTTCACGAATACACATCGGGCCACAGAAGCGATACGGCACAGGAACGCCGGTTTCAGGATCGGTATCGGCACCCATCATCAGAAATTGCGTTTTCCGCAGTTCCTCCAGCGTCTTCCCGCAACCGGTACATCGCTGCGTGTTGTCCTCATCCATGCGGCCTTGAAGCGACTCAGCAGCCATGTCACATTGCTTGCGCATCTTGGCGAGCATCTCCAAACCCGACGCCACGGAGATAGATCGAAAATAATTCCTGACTTCGATCTCTTTGGCTTCAAGCGACAGCCACGCGGCCGTCACAGTCGCAGCCGCAGCCGAGTGCGCAGAGCGGGGATTGATGACCGGAGGTGGATCGAGGTCATCGATAACGGCTGGCGGATGAATACCGTTAGGAACAGCGCCGATGCCCTGGGTGGCCTGACCGGTGCGGACTGCTGCGAGTTTGCTCAATTTGATTCTCCTTCGTCTTTCAAAGCGATGCCGTGCATGTCGATGACAACCCCGTCGCCGTCACGGTCGTCATGGAATTGATCGGAGTATCCTGCCGCTTCCAACTTCGATTTGATTTCGACGTAGGCTGCGTGGCTGACTTCGAGGATAGCGTAGGTGTAAGTCATCAGATGTTGTCCGTCAATTCTTTCTTACTTCGAAGCGCAAGATACACATCATTCACACACTTCCATCCGTTCCGATGCAGAATATTAGGATTCATCATCGCACAATACAAACATACAGCCTCAGCCATTCCTTCATTTCTTTGATTGGACAGCAAGTTCCAAACAAACCTCGCAGTCTCCATCTTGCCAAGACGATACGCTGACCAAACTGAGACAAAGAATACGACTACCTCGATTGTGAGTCTCATCTCAGAAAGTCTCCTGTTCTCTCAAAGCCGACTCTTCCGGCGTCAATGGATTCCTCGGATCGCCGTACAAGTACAAAATCAACTCGCTCCCGCGCGCCACGCGCGACCAGTATTCTTCCTCGGTCCTGAACTCTTCGCGGCTGGCTACATGGTCGTCCATCTGAGGACATAGCTTGCCGTTGATCGCCATCTGGATGCGCAGCGCGCCTTCGCCGAGTTCTTTGTACTCGACCAGCTCGTATTTGCCGTCCTTCGAGCGCCGGTGCTCGGAGTCCCAGTCGATCGTACGCGCAGCGGCATTGCGATGGGCTGCGTCGAGCGACATCTCCCGCATCAGGCCGACTTCGAAAGGAGAGCGCTTGCGCTTCTGCATCGGCCCTCGAAGAAGTTGACCTTGAGCAGCCAGAGTCTTGCGAACCTCCCTTTTGTAAAACTGGTCGGTCATCACACGGACGGAGAGCTTTTTGTTTACATCCTTGCACGCCTGGCAGCCGAACACATGCGCGTGATCCTTGGTTTGAAGATAGATCATCCGACGGGGGAGAGAAGGAGGGTGCTGCGGATTATCGCAGTTGGGGAGCGCGGAATCGGGCAGTGTGGCCATCAACGAATCCTCTGAAAACGCTTCTTCGTGCAGTCATCGCACGACCCAGAAACAATCGTTGCCCAATCCTGGTACTCGTATTCTTTGCCGCATGAATCGCAAACATGTTTCTTAACCGGACAACCGTACTTTGCTGGGTTGAGCATAAACTCCATCATGCTATTCTGAGCCGCTTCCTGCTCAGACTTATATTCTGGAGTATCTTCGTAATCACGTTCGGCCTGCGCTTTCAGGCGAGCCTCTTCAGGAATAGAACGATAACAATCTTGAATAATTTCTGACCATTCTTCGCCTAAAATCGATTCCCTGTTCATCTTCATATCACGACCAATCCACTTGTACCAACTTACCTCGAAGCCGGTACGCTTGTGAATAAAAAGAGGTTGGCTCATCCACCAGATGTCACATGGTTCTATATGATCGTGTGCAGGATCAGAAAACCAAAGTTTTGCCTGATCGTCTTTCCCACAGGTACAGTGACACGCACTGCGCCATCCCTTGTTCCAAGGAATACCGAGTTCCTTGCATAGAGAACGAGAAATCTTATTTTCGTACTTATCCTTCTGATCGTACAGAGGCCGCCGTTCATCCCCACGGGTAAACCCCCAATTATGTTCTTTTTCCCATGCATCTGTGAGAGCGTTAAACCGCGAATAGTAGCACTCGGAAGAGTGAGGGTGCGCAGAATGCCACTCTTCTGCTAGTTTCTCAAATCCGCACGAGCACTCCCCGTGTTGTCTATCAAAACGCAGACGAAAAACCTCGTTCTCGTAATCAGTCGCGTAACCAAAACGCCCGCCGAGAAACCCACCGAAAGAATCAGGTTTAAGACCGCGAATGATAGTATCGCTCAACAAATAAATACCCTGCGAGATCGAATCGGCATCCTTGGAAAGTGCATTCGCAGGACCGATCATCTCGGCAACTCGATTACCTTTACTGTCATCTATATGTGCGAATACATTGATCACTAGACTGTCTCCCTATTGACCGATTGGTTTGCAACCTTACTGTACTACAGACTTCCCTACTTTCCCCCCCCCTACCTCACCTTCAACGACCGATCCCACGTCTTCACCTGACCCTCGCCGTGGCACACAGGGCAGGATCCTTCAAATCCAGCATCCCCGACGATCTTCCCGCCCCCGCCGCAGCGGCCGCAGGGGCGACCCGTAGTCGCAAGCTGGCGCTCCCGGCGACGCGGCCTTGCCGCCTCTGCCGGCTGCTCGGCGGGAACGTCAGAGGGCTCCACTTGGGCCTGCACCGCCTGCTGGCGCTGGAACCGCTGGTCCTCGGCTACCCTGGCCGCTTCAACCTCAGCCTGCTGCGCCTCGGCCAGCAGACGGTCCATCTCAGCCTCAGCCAGCTCCGGCGCGGGAGGCGCGGCGGCATCCTGGTATATGCGGGGAACACGCTTCTTGGCTGGGATAGCGACCGGATCGGACGGGCCGGGAGTGGGGGAGGGTTGTTCTCCTGTGGCTTTCTCGCCTGTGACGCCGGACTCAAGATCGGAAATGAAGGAGTCCTGGACGTCGGGACCGGTTTCGACTGGCGCTGGGGAAGCGGGCCTACGTGCTGGAGGAGTGGCTGGGGCTTTGCCGTTTGCTTCCACTCCGTTCTCTGCCGCTGGATTTCTTTTCATCACCCGCATCTCACCGTCAGAAATTATCGTGACACGCTGAGCACCGGCGGCGAGAGGAAGCACAGATTGAGCCATTGCTTTACCAATCGCGCCAGTCGAGTTGATGATAAAATCCCCGTCATCGAGAATTACGGTGAGAGCGGGTTTTACAGATTCAATGTCATTCATCAATTCCTCGGTTCCATATACATCACAGGCTTGCCGTGCGCAATCGCATAATCGATTTCACTTCGTGTGCTGTCACCAACATAGCCCCCGACGTTCAACACAAACACTTCGTCAGCAAGATCGATTTTTCGTTTGTGAAGTTCGTCCACCTGAGCCTTGACATTTTCCTTGTCGCCAATATGCGCAAGATCACCGTTCAAAGCGTCACGTGCGCGGGTACGTTGAAAGTAGCTTTCAGGCAAAGCGCACCAAGTGACAACAATGATCCCCTGTTTAGTCAACTCCCATTGCTTCTCCAGCATTTGATCTGTGAAGCGAGTTGACCCACAGAGACAGACAATCTTTGGCCGTGGCGGAGGCAGCTTAATCTCGCCTCGTTGGACGCGCAGCGCGTAATCAATATCATCTTCCAAGCAACCCATCACAACCCTCGTTTCAAAAACTTCTGCAGCGTCTCGTCGATCTCTTCGTCTGAGGTTCCCGCCAAATGCAACTCTGGCACCTGCTCGCCTGCGTCGCCGTGAGAAACTCGCTCTGCCCTCTCGTAGGTTGCGACGTCCCGATGCAAATCAACCAATTCACTCTCGATACGCCGTCCGTCTTCCGCGACGTCGAGAATCCGGAACTCGGATTCTGAATGCCAGGAGGCATCCGCCAGTTCGCGTGGCTCCTGCTTGCGCGTACCAACGGCAAAGGAACCGGGCTTGCCGTCCTTGCCCGCACCGGCAAAGAGGACATGCTCCTGTTTCTCGCCGGATGCGTTGTAGTAGTGCGCGTTACCCTGATCGTCGAAACGGGTTTCTAGTTCGTTGCCGTTCTCATCCACAGGAGATGGAAGTCCTTCTCGTTTGCGCAAGTTCTTCAAAGCGGTTGCACGGTATTCCTTGCGCAATTCACAGAAATCACCGACTCTTTGGAAAAGATTGAAATCAGGCAATGGGGACCTCCCTATCGACCTTTAGCGATGTTATCGACCTGCCGCGACTCCGGCACAATGTCTTCGTAGAGAACCGGCACGAGGCGCTGGAACTCAGCAAGCAGAGGAATCGTCACCTGTCGCATCTGAGGATGAGCTTCTTTGCTGGTCCTCATTAAGAAAAAGTGACGCCAAGTTCGCAGGTTGAGCGTGACCATGATCTTACTGCTAAGAGCGTTGGGGAAGACTGATCTGGCTTCTTGGGGACGCCAGCCTTTCTCTAATAGCCTCCGATAACGCCGCTCAGACTCCTCGATCGCCAGTAACCAATCTTGATCATAAGCGCAGTCCATGTTGTAAAGGCTTGTCTCACCTATTTTGACATGACAAACAATCTCACGATCATCCAAAGAAGGCTCGTTACCGGCTGCGCATTTGACGCATTCCACCTCCGGCTTCGGATAAATGAAAGTTGGCGGCATCTTCTTTGCGTAATTGATGAATCTCGTGCTCGATTGCGTGTAGCTCGCGATACGATGCCTGACAATCTCATGCGTAATCCCGCGATCCACAAGGAACTCAACCGAAGCTGACACATGCTCGACGACAGACCAATCGCCGTGTTGGAGAACGACCGCACGAATGAATCGTTCCGCTGAATCTTCAGTCTGTGCATCTTCCGAGCCGTGGCTGATGCGAGCAGAATACTCGATACGTTTCAAGGCACCGGCTAACAAATCCGGTTCCATAATCTTTGCATAAGGCTTGACAATTTTCATTCTGACCGTTCCTCTTTCAATTGTTCGATTCGGTTATTGATGTACCAAACCGATTTTTGTAAGTCTTCGATCTTAGTACTGCTGCCTTTCTTGCCTGCTCGTGAGAGATACTTCACCGCATTCCATATCAACGCATCCTGCTCCAGTCCCCATGCGCGAAGACACTTGTACGTCTCGTGTGGAACGTCACCGCCGTAATGAGCAGGATGATTGACGGCTTCAGGCAATGGGGGCCTCCTGTGCTCGTGCAGCTTCAGCCATCGCGATATTACGCTGTTTGATCTGCTCCATTACTTCGTCCATCTCGCGTGAATTGATCTTGTGGACGCCTGGATCGTGAAGAGTAAGAGCCCGCATAGGCTCGCTGTTGACAAACAGCATCTCATCCTCGAACACCGACAATCCATTCAAGGCATAGGCGGTCATTGGCTGCTTGCGGTTGGGGTGGTCGTAAGGCAAATTGCCTTGCAGCACCTCCGAAATCCAGTGGTCGTCCCAATATTTTTTCGGCTTACTAATCTGCAAGCCAAAGCCCAGGTCCAATTTCTCCGGCCATGAATCCAAACGATGCTCGTCCCACACATCCGCTACGAGCATTTCCATCGCTTTACGCGAAAGCCAAATTCCCGTTCCGCCGTGAAAATAATTCAGATACTGGAACCAGGTCTTAAACGTGCCGCCAAGAGAAAATTTGCAGGGCACTGTGCCGGCTACATCATAACTTTCCAGACCGGCGTTGGCGATACGGTCAGGAAAAACAACCGTATCGTCGCAGCACCTGAACACATGCGTATACCCATGATCGAGCGCGTAACGAAACAGCGCTTGATTCTTGTAAACCATGTACTCCTTGCGATCGTCGCAATCCACCCAAAGTTCATCCTCCTGCTGCTCGACTGGCCAATCGGAAACAGGAGGCCGCCCGAAGACAAACAAATGATCCAGATCGGAACCTTTAAGATAATTTTGCCGCGCAGCTACGCGATACCACCAACGGGAGGGATGATGCGCCGTTAAAATCCCAATCAAAATGCGACTCATTCGACTGTTCCCTTTCCTATCAACTGTGAAACATCAAATATTCATCCAACCTGCGCCGCGTCACACCGGCCTGCGCCAGGCGCTCGATCAGCAATCCGTCTGCCTTCTCATAATCGAGGCGCTTGTCCGGAAATCCAGTGAATAAAGATCGCCGCAAAATGAACGAACCTTTGTCCGCCTGGCCCACGCGACAGGAAGGCTCGATCGGAACGTAATGGCGATCCGGGAGCCCATGGACCAGCCCACAGTAAACAAGATCGCAATGGTGACGACCAGCGGCGGAGATCATTCTTTCGGCAAAGACAGGAACATAGTAAGAGTCCTGCGAAGGAAAACATAAAAAATCTCCGATCGCTAGTTCCGCTCCGATCTCAGTCGCAGTGTAGAGACAGTTAGAATGCCGCAGCCTCAGATGAGAAACATCAGTCCTGTCTGCCGTCCACTCGTAGCGAATTCGATCCGACATCCGGCAAAGATCCTTATTCAAATCGATCCATGTACTGCCGATCGAATTATCGACAACGATGATTTCAAAATCCCGCATCGTCTGGTCGAGTAGAGATGAAAGACAGGTCCGCAGAGTCGAAGGATTTTCGTAAGCAACTACGATGAAACTCAGACGAGGCATTCGAGCCTCCTCTTCAGTTCCGGCAAGAACCGCTGAATCTCCCGGTCGTCTACCTCTCGCGCATGATAACCATCGAATTCCGACAACTGCCTTGGCTGCGCCAGATCCGCTCTTCCCCGCGCAATCTTTCCAGCCAGCTCCTCATCCGATTTGGTGACGTAGTGGTTCAGGCGGAGCAAACTGGAAGAATGCGAGCCAGACAAAGGCCCATGAATAGGATCGCCGTTTTCGGTAAACGTTCCGTGCTCGACCGCGAAGAAATGCGGATCGTTACCGACACACACATCCTGGTCCATCCAGATCAAAGACTTGATGTGCGTATTAACCGGATTGCTTGAAGCGAGGCGCCATGAAAATCGCTCAATCACGGGCTCAGGAGAATATGCCCGACGGCCTGAATTGCCGAAACACGCCCAATTAACCCCAAGCGCGCTGCTGCGATGGGGAATCGCAGACAAAGCCTCGGAGATAGTGGGAAAAACCGGAGAGAAAAGAAACTCATCGATATCGATGAAAGCAATCCAATACGGCCCGCGGTGCCCTTCGATGAAATGCCGATATGCAGCGAACTGGCTCGGAGACGGCATCGGCCAATCGATCAGATCCACAAACCCGGAATCGACAAAAGAACGAAGAACTTCACGCGTGTCGTCCGTCGAACCGTTGTCATAAATCGTAATGTGATCGACACCGACAATCTGATGAAAGAGACACCACTCGTGGAGATACCGGCCCTCGTTTTTCGATATCGCGCAAATGCGAACCTGTTCGCTCACTGAAGGCTCCTATGATACTTCGCCCACATCTCATCGGTGGGCCACGCGCCGTTGGCGTGAGCGAACAGAGGCCTGGTCCCCCACTTTGTGTTCACCGGCTTCCCGCGCTCGAAATCCAATTCCGAATAACCGCTGTGAAGACAGAAAAACAGATCGGTTCTCCAGTCCACGCACATCTGATCCCATCCAGCGGCAAGCAAGATGTTGTAAAAACCCTGGTTAATGAAAAAATCGGCATAAAGAGGGTAGCGCTCGACCGCCAGAGTCCAATCGTAGAGAACCTGCGGTGTTGCCGCCAACATACCGCCATTGGCATAAAGCCAGGGGGAACGCTCGGGGTGACGCGCATGGATCGGTGTCGCCATATGCGGGTCCGTGAAGCAGTTCTTTTCCGCAGCCCAAAGAACATGATCGAGAGGAACCTTGGCGCATATATCGGGCACATCCGCAGCGGTTCCGAAAAAACTCACATCGAAAGCATCGGTAAGAATCAAACGCCTGTAGGAAGAAAACTGTTCGGCCAAGCGGCGAAAATAAAAAAGAGTCGCGGCAATCGTTGCATCCGGAGGCCCGGTTAAAGGCACGACATGGAAAGGAATCCCCGCTGCGGCAAGCTGAGCGCGGTACTGAGGCAAAGTACCTCCGGAGTCGGAACTCGCTGCCGCAATGACAAGAAGATCGTTCATCGGGACACCACCCGGTCAGGCGGTACTGCATACCAGACTAACTCCCACGTCGCCTCAAGATACCGCCGCAAGTAAATCTTGTACATCGGATTGAGAGCGTGTAGTAAGAGCGGCACTTCCCAAAGATGCGACCCAAGATGATACGCACAGATAGCGAGCACCGGAGAGTATTTCTTGATCGTCTCGCGTGCGCCCCAGAGGCCTTCCAGTTCCGCGCCTTCGATGTCCATTTTGATGAAAGTTGGAATAATTCCTCCCAGCGCTGAGTCAAGAGGAAATACCGGAACCTTCTCTCCATCACCCCCAAGGTGCGCGGTTTGATCGCCGGTTGCGATAAAGGACATTTCAGTACGGTGGTCGCCGATAGCACCAAAGACAGGCAGGATACGGCTGTCGTTGAAACGGTGAACGGCAGTGACAAGGGTGGCATAGTTCGCCTTATCGGGCTCGTACCCGATTATGATTCTGAATTTATCCCAACGATTAAGAAATTCATCGATAGTGTCTCCGGTAGCTGCTCCGCAGTCGATGAACACTTCATTATCGTCGTGAGTAAAGAAGTTCTCAAAGTAGACGTTGGCGATGTTGCGGGGAGGCCGCTGAATATGAGTCGTGGAGTCGCGCCGGAAAGCCAATTGATCTTTCCACTCGGCCAATGATTCTCCGTCTGTCAACAGGCCCCGAACAGTCTCATCGGCATCGTCGGGCGGCAAATCGCACCGTGCAGGAAGAAAATCGTAGAGCGAAACCTGTTTCACTTCCATTGCTTCCAACTGTTCGAGAATCTCGCCACGGAAAGGAGTTCGGTGGATTGTAGCGACCCACTTCGCATCAGGGTACTCTCGCAGCGCATCTTCGGGACTGAGCACAAGAATTCCCTCGACTTCCTTTCCCCACTTACTCTGGTCGTTGTCGGCAAAACAGACTGGCGAAGTTCCCTTCGCAATCAATTGCCGTGCAATCAGACGACCGATCGTGCCGGCGCCAAAAAGAATATAAGCGATCACTTGACTTCCTCATCTTCCACACGCTCTAGTTTTATTCCGTCGAGAGACTTCAGCCACTTCAAAAGTTCTTCACGAAACCAATTAGCCACATCTGTGTCACGACACAAGATCGTTGCTGACTCTCCCAAAAGCCAGCTATAGCGAGGCTTGGGGCGCTCTTCGCTTCCTGGTCCGTAACATCCGAGCATAACTCTCATCCGAACAGATCCCATCTCGGCAAGACAAGCGTTGAAGACTTCCTGGTTGGCAGGCTCGTCGACAAGACCCGCAGCCTTGACCTCGACTCGGATCGAATCGTCTGCCCACTGCGTTTTCGGAAGCCGGGGACGTGGGCTCATGGCTATATTCCGATCGTTCCGCTGCGGATAAGTTGAATGAACTCATCAAACTCAGGATGTTCGCGGAAAAATGCAGCAGCACGATCCTGCTTATCGGCTTGCTCGCGATGATAGCCGACGCTCTTCTCAGCTTCTTCGCGCAAAGAAGGACGATGCCACGCTTGAGTGACACCACCTATAGCCTGACCACACTGTGCCTGCTGTGCTTGTGCGAACTTCATTTTTTCCGCATACGTTGCTGCGTTGATCAAATCTTCCGGATTCGGGTTCATTCGTTGCTCATCTCTGCGACTGCTCCGTCGCCGGTCTCATTGGTCATACGAGCCACCTTCTCCCCGCGCGCTGTTCCGTCTCTTCCCGCTGCTTCACAGTTTCCTGTCTCTGCCCGCTCTTGACCATGCGCTTGGATTTGTAAGGCATCACGATCTGCGACCAGGCACGGCCGCTAGAATAATCGAACTCGGCGCCAGGCTGCATGATCCGGCGCGCCTCGTCCTCGGTGCACGGCCAGGCAGTCATTTCCATACCCGTAGTTCGGTACCGCGCCGTGATCGCAGGGCCTGCTGGCTGAATTAGGCGGCCTGTGGCTTCGTCTCTCACCTCGGGAGCATCGGGGTTGAACTCGATCCACGAGAAAACTTTACTGCGGCAGGGATCGAGACGGATGGTGTCACCCAAGATGATCTCCGATCTCAGGCGCGGACTGGAACGCCTCTTCCTTTCGCGGATTGAATATCCCGGTCTGCAGCACCTCTGCTGTATTCATCAACGACAGAAGATTTCCGCTGACGACCCGGCCGCCGTTGTCCGTCAGGTCCGTCACCAGACCGTACTCGGCAAGCAGCGCGATAGCCTCGGCGTACTTGCCGACGAACTGGGAGAAAACCGGAATCGGACCGTCCCAGGAGATTGAATCACCCTTCTTGTACTCAGTGCACCCCTGCGCTACAAGATCGCGGACCAGCCAGAGCAGGCGCTTTTCGGTATCGGTGGTGGGGGACTTGTCAGTCATTGCGAGAAAAGCGTAACAGTTAATTGCAAACCTTACAAGTGGAAAATACACCTTGTCTGCATTTGACTACAGTGACCGAGAAATTACCCCGCACAAACCGTATTCAAAACTCGTGAGAGGCGTGGTTGTCAACGCGTACTCTGGACTAAAACCGTTACTTAACCGTCTTATGATTGATTCTCTGCTTCCTAAACATCGATCATCTTCCAGCCATTCCACCAAAGCTTTAGTTTCACCAAAAGCTGTAACTAATCGCACATTTCCCCGGCGTTTCCTAATACGATCCCTGATGTTGTCTGTATTAGTACCTAGAAAAAGATGATCCGGGCGTACACAAAGACGGACATCGCACTTATGGAGAACACAAATATCTTTTGGTATAAGCCTGTTAAACAGTTCCCAAGAAAATCGATGGACACGACTGTTTGAGGCTACTCCGCTCATCTGTCCGTATCCCCCTCTACATTGCGCTCCAGTCCAAAGCCAACAGCCCTCAGTCTTATTCACGTACTTCCAAAATCTAATCTCAGGACGAGACTTTCTTTCAGCTAAGCTTGCAAAATAACATGCTTGGCCACAGAAAACTCCACGACCTAACTTCACTTCTGATAGATAGGTACTGAAAGTTTTTGAGCACCGAGCGCAAACACGGTACACTGATTTTGATGGGGTTGGCATGAACGGCTCCTCAACAGCCTGAAGTGAGCGGAGGCATCCAACCTCCACAACCCCATTCTATCATTTGCTTTATACCCTCACAGAGGAAAGTTTGAACGATCTACGCGCCGTCGGCATCCAATCGGATCAGGAGTGTGCAAGATGCTGACCCTGATCCTCATGGTATTCTCGTTCGTACTTCTGTTGCTCGCGGCATTCAATATCCCGTCACCGCCCAGGCTCAACCTCGGTTGGCTGGGGATGGCTCTCTGGGCGCTGGCTGTTGTCCTGGGCGATGTGCACTTGGCGCGCTAACGATTGACCTCTTTGCCGCACCCGCAGGCGCGGAGCACCCCGTCCGGCACTTCGCCTGTCTTGACCATGTGAACCGTGATCCCGTTCAGAGGCACCTGTTCCGGCAGCAGACTGCGGATGTGCTCGAAGAACGGGTCCGCTTCTCTCTCCAACCGATCACACCGCTGCTTCAGATCGCTGTAGGTCTGCGGGCTCACGTCCACGCGCCAGCCACCAAATGCTTCCTTCGCCTTGACGCCGAACTCCTCACGCCAAGTGACTATTTCATCGATCGAGACGTCTCTCATTGGGCGCTCCTTGCAATCCTCGAAATCGCGGCCTGCCCTGCACCGACCATCTCGCCGATTCGTCTCTGGCTCAAACCTTCTCCTGAATCCGGGTCCACGTAAGCCAGAAGGTCCAGAGCCGTACTGACCTGCTCCGACCGCATCCGTGGGCCTCTTGGCGTGGCGATTCCGGCTGCACGTCTGCAACGCCAACAAAAACAATCCTTCCGCCCGCCGCCATGGGCTGGCTTGATGTCACGCGCTCTAAAGCCAAGAGTCATCGCCTGGCCCAGGCTGATACCCAGTTCCTTCGCCGCATGCTCCGCGGACTCGCCGGCGGCCACCCTGATGCGCAGCTCGGCCAGTTTGGATCGAGCCTGCTCCCGCTTGATCGCTGGCTTGCCGGTGGGACGATTGAGTTTCCCGACGATGGCACCGACGCACTGCCGGGTGACGCCGAGGGCCTGAGCCACCTGGTTGAGAGTCAGGCTGGGATCCGAGAGCAGAGTCCTGCGCAGGCGCAGGCGGAAATCAGCCGGGGAGAGCAGGTCCCGCGCGGCGAGTAAAGAGTGTACGGAGAGGATTTGAGACGGAAGCGGGGGGATGGGATCGCGGGTCATGGATTAATCATGTCACGATTGGAATGTGTTGTCAATAAAAAGGCCCCGGTTTTGAGCCGGGACCTTTTCTTGCTGCAGGGAGAACTACGTCATTGAGTCTGTTGGAATCCGATGCTTGTTGCCAGAACCGGAGGAGGCGGAGGCGGCGCACTCGGAGTAATGGCGGCTGACAACGTCTGGCCGGTGCTGATGCTAGCGGACACGTACGAGAAAGCCAGAGGGGTGGTCGTGCTCTCGACCCATCCGCTGGGATAAGTGACGCTGACGATCAGTTGAGTCGAATCCAGGGTCGGCGAGACGGCTGGATCGTTCGAGGTGATGGTGGCTTTGGCATCCGGCGCGAGGACGGAGCCGGCGGGCGAGAGAGTTCCGGTGAAGACCTGGGTCTGACCGGCTTGAGTCGGGTTCATAGACGTCTCCTGGAATGAAATGCTGGTTGCGAGGGTTGAGGGCGGCGGGGGAGGCTGAAGCTCTTGTGCAAGGACATGCAGTTCGCGCTGAATCAGGCGGAGGGTGTCGAGATCCTCGCGGTCGGCCTGCTCGATGCGCCGGATCTGGCGCTCCATGGTTTTAAGGCAGGTGTCGAGCAGTTCGAGAAGGTAACGATCATGAGCCATGTTTGGACTCCACTGAGAATCGTACATTAAATTTGTGAAAGATGGGTGAGCGTTTTTGATCAATCGAAGAAACTGCTCGATGCACACCGTATTCGATCCCGCCTGCTCGATACGGTGCCTACGAGCGCGGAATCAGTTTATTGCGATCGTTTGTTGTGTGCATTGGGCATCACCTGCCTTTCATTGTTCAATCGAAGAAACTTCCGTCCATACCGAAATGTTCAAGCACCTTCGTAGGAACGAACCGGTTGCGATGGTACTTGACCACATACTCCCTGACCTTTGGGCTCTTGAGCGCCTCGGGCTCGCGCAGATTGAGACTGTACAGCAGAAGGTCCCAACCGGAGAGGGAAACGGGCATCGGAGGATAGCTATCGAGAGTCCGGCCCCAGTTGGGATTGCCGCGGCGACGGGTCATCGGGAGGCCTTTCCACGGCGGTAGGCTTCGATCATACTCGTGTAGACTCCGACTTCCGGTCGCAACAGATCGGCAAGTTTCTCGCGTACCTGCTCGTCAGATTCCACTTCCGGCTCCGGCGCGAAGAACATGCGGCGCTGCCATTCCATCAAAATATCGCTCAACCATCGGGTCGAATTTATAGGCTCGTGAGCCGCCGCCGTTTCAACTTCACACATCTGTTTCAGTGTTGGTGTAGTTGGGTTCTCACTCAGCCAGCGGAGAGTGGCTTCGACGGATATTTCCTTCACGCAGCAAGCAGGAAGGTCGGTCATGCTGTTACGACCACCGCGAGCCTCGTCTATCGCCTGCCCCACGGCATCCATCAGTCCATCAGGAATTACAATCTTTGCCATGCAAACTTCCTCCGCTGGCTGCCCAGCCATCCTTCCAGATCGAATCGAAACATTGAATCCGCCATCCACAGCGCGAGATAGTAGATGTCCGTCAGAACAACCAGAAGAATATCGTAGTGGTCGTGGACGAACATCAGAGACTCCTTTTCCGCGGCCTGGCGCACCAGAAACAGAACATGTGGTCGAAGTTGCCGACCCAGTCGTGACCGGTCCGAAGCCAGCAGACGAAATGGAGAAGACGGGTCATTTTCGGTCCTCGTGTTGCTCGCGGACGTGCTTGTGAAAGCCGAAAAGGGAAGAGAGAACGAGGCCGCAGAGGGGGCAGATGAAATCGTGATCTTGGATCATGTCGATTCTTCCTCTTCCCATTCACGAATGGTCTTGCAAGGTTCGCCCCACATCTCCTCGATATCCGCCTTAGTCAAAAGCCGGTCACAGAACTTCGGGTCAGGAATCTGCTCCACTGGAATCTCAACACATAAAACTTCACCACCGGGATTCTGCTTCAACGCGTTAACCTTGAGTAAAGCGTCAGTGATCCCGTGAGCCCTGACCACTACCGCGCCTCTAAATTCACTGTCAGCGAAAGACAGATACTGCCAATGCTCCGGCTGGCTGAGTTCATCGGACAACACTTCGGCAACACGATTGAAAAATTGTTCGTCGCTCATTGCACCGGCTCCGCCAAGTTCTTTTTGTACTCACCGAGCATCGCGCCGCAGCGCTTACAGTGAAGAGAACCGATCTCGTGAAGGTTGTTCCAGGAACGGAAAAAAGCCATAGGATCCCATTCTCTTGTATGACCTCTGAAGAAGCAGACGAGTTTGTGGAAGATTTTGAGGATCATCGCTTTGACTTCCTCTTCGGCGTGTTCTTGTGCTGCTCCTTGATCTCGTGAATCACCACGCGGACACGGTTCGAAATGGTGCTCAAACAAGACGGGCAAACCTTATCGTAGTCGCAATCCTCAACATAATCCCCTTCATAGGAAAGCTGCATCGAAGCGTCGCCTTCAGTGTAGCCGCCTGCTCGGCGATCCTTGCACATCTCCAATTGGAATTCCGCCCCGCAAATTTGACAAATTTCAATCGTTACTGGAACTCCCATTTTCTACCTCGCTGCCACTGTAGCATAGGTTAGTTAGTTTGCAACCATACTTTTGGAATATTTTTTGTATGCCTTCTTAGACGGAGGCGCGAGGCCCGTATCCGGCCGGCGAGAGGGGGCTCGGCTTTCCGGAATGGGGACTCCATAGGGGGTCATCGGGGTCGACACCGTGCCGTGCGAGCTGGCGCGCGTCCGATCGTCCAACTAGATTCTTAGGGACTCCCCCATCCGTGTCAAGGTGAAGGAATCCCGCTTTAGTTGGACGTGTTTGCTCGAGCTAGCGAACGCTCGGATATGGTGTGACCTAGTTAGACGGAGTGAGTCAAAATAAATTCAAAGAATCTATTGACAAGAGAATGGAAGTGGGATAAGGTTATGGATGTGGAGGGAACACCGATGACACTCTCTGAAGTAAAGCGCTGGTATCACAAGGGAAAAGCTAACCGTTACGCATGGCCTGGCGGATATCCGCTGTACTACGTCACGACAGACGGCGCCGCATTGTGCGCGGATTGCATGACAAAAGAACGCGCGTCTATCGTTCGATCGACTGTCGAGAATGCTCGCGACGGATGGAACGTTTCTGGTCAAGATGTGAACTGGGAAGACTCAGAACTGTACTGCGACCACTGCAACAAGCGTATCGAATCCGCTTACACTGAAGATGACAACGACCCCCGCAACGACCCTGCGAATACTTACGAAGCGTAAAAACCGTAAAAACCGGGCCATGGCCCGTAACGCACCGTTGCCTGATTTCAACCGAAGCACTAAGGAGAATGAAAATGAGACGTTCACAGAGGAACGCGTCACAGGAACGTGTCAATTTTGACACGTGTCAAAACTGACACGATGGACTCGCTACTAGCAGAAAAGGAGAATTCAAAATGCAAACCGAACTGATACCCGTACCACTGTCGACCGAGCAACAAATGGGTTACGAAGTCTTCGCCCTGATTTATCAAGGCGGGATCGCGAACGTCTTCGCCGTCCGTACAGCGAATTATGGAACATTCGGCAGAGACGCTAAGCGCCTCTATCAAGGCACCTTTTATGGCGCCGAAACGTTCACACGTGGGATCCTAGCAGGAAACGACAAGGCTTTAGTGTTTTCTGGTCACTGCAATATGGCTGGAGACATCGCTGAGCAACCTTGGAGCGAAGACTTGGACGCAGCTCCGTTCTCAGACGACTTTCACCCAATTTTCAAGGGATACAAACCGATTAAGCAACCAACTGCCGGCTAGGCAATGCCGGCCGCCCTGCCCTCTTCCAAGCGAGCCCACGGCGCATAGCAACAATCCGCGGATGCTCGACGCCTGCAGCCTGGCACTTACGAACCAAGGCGCGCGCATGCTTCTGTGCAAACATTCGTTTGGCAAAATTAGCAGCCGGCGGATTCTTCGCCAAGCGCCGAGCTACTCCCTTGAGAATGTTCGCGCGCCAAACCGGCAAGTCATTGCCCCAGCGCTGGCAGAACTTCCAGTACCACTGGTCAGCAACCTTTTGTTGCTCCCAGGTCAGCTCGACGGGATCCTTCTTCCGGGCAGCACGCAGCACGCCGATGCGCGCTTGGGCCTTAGCGCTTGCAGGTTTGCGAGTCGGATGAGCAGATGCAGGCATGTGGGAAAGATAGTGGAAAAATGGATTTTTGTCAAAATAGAATATTGACAATAAAATGGAATTGTGAGAAAATTAACACATTCGATCAACTCGGCTTAACCAGCCAGAAAGAAATGGAGATACACCGATGAAAACACATGATCTGGACCTAACCGCAGACTATATCGACGTACGAGACGTTATCGCGCGATACGAAGAACTTGAATCCGAGCGGCAGAACTGGGTAGATGTTGCAGCCGACGCCAAGGAAACATACGAATCCAGCAAGTCAGCCGACGATTTGCAGGGTTTGGCCGATGAAATGGACCGCACGGAGCAATCCGTTAAAGACTGGGACGAGGACGAGGGACAAGAGTTCGCGCAATTGACGGCATTACTGGAAGACCTCAAAGGCAACGGCGGAGATGAGCAGTGGCGCGGCGACTGGTATCCTGTAACGCTCATCCGTGATTCCTACTTTGAGACCGCAATGGATGATTTACTTGAGGATATCGGCGAACTCCCCAAGGATCTGCCGTGCTACCTCAAAATCACCGTCGATTATGACGCGCTTCAGATGGATTACACGAGCACAGAGATTGACAGCGAGACCTACTGGTATCGCTAATCTTTGCTTGCTTCTCTCCGTTAGCAAGTAAACGTCCGACTGGTAATCGGGACCGAGTACGAAACCTCGGTACAAACAGAGGCAACCTATGAGAATTGGGTATCGCAGAGTTTCAACCGTCGACCAAAACACCGCACGCCAGCTCGACGGCATCCCCGTCGACAAAGTCTTTGAAGATCATGCTAGCGGCAAGGACACAGCGCGGCCGCAGTTGCAGGCAGCCCTTGAATGGGCTCGGGAAGGCGATACTTTGGTCGTTCACTCCATGGACCGCCTGGCCCGCAACCTGGGGGACCTGCTCCGGATCGTCGCGGATTTGACGAATCGCAAGGTCAAAGTCGAATTCGTCAAGGAATCACTGTGCTTTACAGGTGAAGATTCGCCAATGGCAACCCTCATGCTTTCAATTATGGGCGCCGTAGCCAGTTTTGAGCGCTCCATGATCCTCGAGAGGCAACGGGAAGGCGTAGCGCTGGCAAAGAAGGCCGGGAAGTACCACGGGAGAGTGCCAGCGATCCGTGCTGGCAACGGCAAACTAGAGGCAAAGGCGTAGCGGAGATGGCGCGCACCGTGGGCGTCAGCCGGCAGACAGTGTACTCGTGGCTCAAAAACCAACAGAAAGCGGAGGTAGCAGCGTGAAACAGACAGAGACCGCACCGAGAAAATTCTATTACGACCGCTGGAGGCATGGCGGTTGGTACGTCACCAACATACGCTATCCATCCGGCGCCGTGGGATGTGTGTCACGGAACTACCCAGACAAAAAGTGGCGGATTGTCTGCGACGATCGGGAGTTTGACGAGCAGCCTACATTCCCCAATCGGGATGCCGCGGCACTAGCAAAGTGGGAACTGGTGCAGACTGTGACGGCTCTCAAGGCCGCCCAATGACCCCACCTTTCGACACGATCGCAATCATTCCCCTGATGCTCGCCAACCTTTGCGCGGAGCCAAGTTGCTCGGTAGTGACCAACCAGCGTACCTGCCCCGTCTGCGGCAGCCAGACACTCGTTCTCTCGTGCGTCCTCTCCGAAAAGAAAAAGACCTCATGACCCACACATCCCATCTCCTCCGAGCCCTCGGCTGGCTTCTCCTCGCACTGATCCTGGCTGTGCTGGCCGTGGCTCTCGATTAAGTATCTTTAAAATCAACAGACAGAGACAAAATTGACGGCCAGCGGCGGGATTTCAAGTCGTCAATTCCAACTACTGCATAGAAAGCAGATCGATCACATAGAATTTTTTGCCCTTTGGAATCAGTGTTTTACTATACTCTCTATAGATTCTAGGTAGAAAATCAATCAATATAATAGAATGTAGTACTGAAATAAAAACATTAATAAACAAATAAACAAAACAATACTACACGTTTTCTGTAGGCAACTCGACCGGAGGCATTTCGACCCCTTCCGTTCCTAGTATCGATTGTGTAATCAACGATATACACCGTTTTTTAACCCTTAGAATGACACAGAACCACCTAGCTGACGCAGAATAAGCTCCCTGTCGAATGCGACGCATGCTTAGTGTAATCAACGACATACTGTGATCTTCTCCACGTGGAATGTCTTGATGTTGAGGGTTCCCTGAGATTGTGCCTCAGGCACGTGGCTGCGGAAGCCTCCTCGCAGACGCGCCAGGGGCTTGTGGCGAGGCCGCCAGGCTTGTAAGGGTTGATTTCACAGGGCCGGGCGAAGGCGTAGAGGGCGGTTCCCGCAGCCTGGACTCACTGTGGAGACGACAGAGGCATGGTCTCGACCACAGTCAACGGAAGCAGCACAATCTAGCTCTCGCAGCCACAAGGCGCGGCAGAAAGCTCCCCAAAACACACACACAAAAAATAAAATTGACAAAATCCCATTAGTTTTGTAATTTCTTTCATGAGGCAACATAAATGACATTTGAGATACGTAAAGGAGTGCCGGTTCCTTCAAAAGGTCTGACAGACACAATCCGGAAGATGGAGTGTGGGGACAGCATTGTCATACCCATCGACCGACGCGTAGCCGCCCACACAAGCGCGCGCTCGATCGGCGCCAAGGTAAGGACCCGCAGCAACCACGACGGGACCCTCACAGTTTGGCGCATCGATCCCGGAACCGGAGCCGCTCATAGTAGCGAGAGCATCTTCGACATTCCCATCGTCATCAAACCTGCCGCGCCTGTGGTCGCCAAGCCTCCAGCTCCACGCGGCGGACCTCCACCCGAGTGGCCCAAAATCGCAAAGACGGCGGCCAGCGACGGATTGCCGGAAGGTTACTACATCCGGAGAGATGCCTACAGTCCGGAAATTTGGGTTCAGGGACCTCTTCCAGAAGGTCCTTACTCTCGACTCAAAAAGACCCTTTTCGACGAGCACGACGACCTCGACAAGGTTCCTGAGAAAACCATCTTCAGTTAAGGAGGCGCGTTGTGTTGAAACAGAATCGGTACTGGCACTTCGACGGCGAGACGGATCCTATCAAAGGTGCTAAAGACGACACCGCTTTTCTCAGGGACAACTACAAAACCATGTCTATCGGGAGTATCTTTCGCACGCCAAAGGCCAGGTTCACTCCCAAGCAGATTCAGGCCGGCGCCAAGAAAGCCGGCTTCGTCGTTCGAGTCGATCAGGAAGGCCCCTGGCTCAAGGTCACGGTCACACGCAGACTACCAATCAAACCCGCGGCCCCGAAGAAACAGGATTCCTACACCGGCGCCGGCAAGATTTACCCTCCCGCCAACGACACACTCAGCAATTCAAACCCCAATATCTTTTCTTGACTGAACCGAAATTTTCTATTGACAATAGCCAAATTCCGTTGTAAGGTTATTTGAAAGAGGCAAACCAATGAAGCTTGACATCTGGACCGCAGTGCAGGCGCTGTTCGTGCTCTTCGGCCTCGGCATGGCGTGGATCAGTTTCAAGGGAAAGACAAAACAGCGGTGATCTTGTTCGAGGAAAGGATTTGCCTGATGCTGGTGCTGCTCGCAATCGTTGTACCCGTCATCGTCGGCGTAGTTGTTTTGTCGGCTGCGCACGCCTGGAAAACCGAAATCGACAGCCTGTTAAGACGGATCGAAAGGTACTGAGCCGATGACCACAACCGCCAGGATCACTTTCCGATGGGCCGATCGTAATCGCATCGGTGAGCCTCAGCCTATTTGCCGACACGATATCACCTGGACTGTGGATGATGGCAAGACCCTGGCCATGCTCTCGGACGCGCAGCCACAGCCTCAGCCTCAGCCGCAGTCACAGCCTCTCGGTCCATTCAAACCGCAGCTAATCGAGCTACCCAAACCGTACATTCACGCTACGCTGCTGACAGAGACACGTCTGCAATGGAAGGATGTGCTGACTCTAGGCCTTCTGACTGCGGTTTCGATCGCCGGAACTAGTCTTATCCTTTGGGGATTCATGGGCCTTTACCAGTGGATTGGGGGTAAACCGCTGTGAGCACTTCTATAGGAACTCTCCTCCGGCTTTCATTCTTCGCCGGCAGCCTCGTAGGGCTCTTTACTGGATTCTGGATCACTACCGCATGGATTGCTCGTCACGATCGCCGCAGTGCCGCTCGTATCCTCGGTCTAATGCCCCGGATAGGAGGGATTCAACCGCCTTCAATCGTACCGAACCCTGAAAGTAGATTGTAGTTCTCTCAGGCATCGATCCTCACCCGGTCCTCACGTTTCACACTTCACGCTTCACGCCTGCTATATTTCGGAGATTCCACCATGATCGACCAGCTAAGCATCACCGATTCGACAACTCGCAGCGAACTGATAGCTTACACCACTGGTCTCGAGGACGAGATTAAAGAACTGGAGGCCAAGATCAAAGACCAGAAATCTGAAATCGAAAATCTTGCCTTGGCGCCTCAGCAACTCGAACGGTTGACTGAAGCTGCGGATCTGATGGCGGAACTCGGCCGGATTCACAATACTCCACACGCAAAATATCGATGGATCTCGGGAAACTGATGCGCCCTGTCAACGACGATGAAGTCCTCGCAGCTCTGGACCGGCGCATGGCCGGCCACGGCAACGGCGAGCGCACCGCGCGGGAACTGGGCGTCGAGTCGGCGCATTTGAGAGCGATGCGCTCAGGGAATCAGGCGATCAGCGTGAAGGTAGCGGCCGGACTCGGGTACTCGTTGTGTTGGGTGAAGAAGGCAGGAAAGTGAAACCTAATTTCGTTCTCGGAATCGACCCAGGGCTCAGCGGCGCACTCTGTCTGCTGCGGATATCCGACAGGCAGATCAGCCTTTTCGATATGCCTGTGACCGATGGCCGTGTCGACCCTGCGAAACTGGCGGGTATTATCGAGATGTGTAAGATGCAGGGTTCGATTGTTGCTGCAGTCGAGAATGTGTCCAGTATGCCACGGCAGGCCGGAGCCTTCAATTTCGGAAGATCCGCTGGCGTGGTGCATGGGGTATTGGGCGCCATGGGAGTTTCTATGGAACTGGTCAGCCCGAACGTTTGGAAAAAAGTTTATGGGCTCTATAAACTCCCAAACGAAAACCAAGCCGATACTAAAAATCGAGCCCGCGTAATAGCGAGTAAATTATGGCCTGAGTGTGCGGCGAATTTCAAAAGAGTGAAAGACGCAGACCGTTCCGAAAGTTGTTTAATTGCTCGTTTTTGGGCCTCAAAGAATGGCTGGCTTTGATATGATTCCTTATCGCGCGCCTCTCATCGAGCCCTACCCTTACCAAATCGAGGCTGCGCGCTGGATGGCTCAGCGACGGGACAGTTTGTGTGGCGATCCTCCAGGGGTCGGGAAGACGGCTTCGGCAATTCGTGCCTGCGATCTCGTCGGTGCCGCTAACATTCTAGTGGTCTGCCCGGCGAGTGTTCGCATTCAATGGGGTCGTGAGTTTGAGCGTTTCAGTCCAATGGATCGGCCAATGCAAATCTGTATGCCGAATCAGATTCCGAACACATCCGGAGTTGTGATACTTTTTTACGATCAGGTTGTGAAGTATCTTGAACGATTGATGTCTGTTCGTTGGGAATGCCTCGTCCTAGATGAATGCCATTATTTAAAGGAACGCTATAAAGTCGGAAAGAAAACTTCAGGCTATCGAACAAAAGCAATTTATGGTTTTGGAAAAAGGTTCCCTGGACTCATCACTCAAGCCGATCGTGTAATAAGACTCTCTGGAACACCCGCTCCGAATCACGCTGGCGAGTTGTTCACGCACCTCAAATCTGCCGGTATCATCGACACGCCTTATTGGGATTATCTGGCCAGGTTCTGTGAAGGTTTCGACAGTGAGCATGGCTTTCGTTTTACTAAGCACCGTAACGTCCCTGAGCTGCTGGCGCTTCTCAAGCCTTTCATGATTCGAAGATCCAAAGCCGAGGTCCAGCCTGATCTCAGCGAGCCGATGTTCGAGACCATTACAGTTCCGCGATCCGACGCAGCGATGGCACCGGAATTCCTTGCGATGATCCCGCAGATTACACAGGCTGATGAAGAACTTCAAAACGCGCTTTCTTCCGGCGATCCTGACGCGCAGTTACAGACTCTTGAAAGCATGGCGTCAAGCCTGGCAACTTTAAGAAGATACACTTTGATGGCAAAACTTCCTGCAATCGCGGAGCAGATCGAAGAGGACCTCACTAACGGCGGGATTCAGAAACTCACGGTTTTTGGAATTCACAAAATTGGTATCCGTTGGCTCAACGATAAACTCGCGGCGTTCCATCCTGTTACGCTTACGGGCGACACACCCAGCCATCTTCGGCAGGCTCATATCGATCGATTTCAGCGAGAGGATAAATGCCGCTTGTTCCTGGGCAACATCGACGCCGCTGGCACAGGCGTGGACGGCCTTCAAAACGTCTGTGATGAGTGTCTTTTCTGTGAACAGAGTTGGGTACCCTCGCAAAATCTCCAAGCTGTCATGCGTCTTTGTCGCATTGGTCAGCGGAATCCTGTCCGCGCTCGAATCTTCAGTTTGTACGGGAGTGTCGACGAACACGTTCAGGACGTCTTGACGAAAAAAATGCGGGAATTAGCGAAGATATTATGACTTGAAATTTTTCTGAATTTTTCCTCTCGACAAACTCCAGATAGTGACGTACAGTTATTCCACAATTCCGAAAGGCCAAAAATGAACATCCAATTTGACACTGCTTCTATGAACCCAAGTGAGGCACAAGCCCTCCTTGTATTCCTGTCCACTCTCTACGGTCAGCCTTCCCAGCCCAGTCTCGCGCCAGCCCCCACCACGTTCCACGAACAACTCAAGGCAAGCGTCGAACAGACCTCCAGTGGTCCTGTCCTTGTCGAGCTCACAACCGAATCTACTACCAAACGCACCCGCCGCACCAAAGAGCAGATTGCCGCAGATGAAGCAGCCAAGACCGACAGAACCCCCACGGTCGGAGATCAACTCATAGCCGCCGAAGCCGCGCGGAAGGCTGCTGCTGAAGCTCAGCAAAATGCTGTCGCTCCTAACGGCGCAACCAAGATCGACGCGGATCAGCTACGCGCCCTCCTGAACGGCTACATCGCGCGGCACAGCATGGAAGACGCGATCGAGAAGCTGCGTGCTTTCGGATGCAACCGGGTCACCGAGGCTCTCGCTCTGGAGTCCGACAAGCTCAGCCAGCTTGCAGCTACACTCAATGGCTAGGTACATGGAATTTGACTGTCCACGTTGCGGCGTCGGTGTGGATGACGACGGCGACGGGGATTGTGCGGTCTGCGCGTCGGCAGGCAACGCGCTGATTGCGGCGTTGCAACACGAGCGCCATTGTCGCAAGCAAGCTGAGCAGCGGCTGCACGACTTGATAATTGCCACACAACCAGACGCGGCAAAGGCAGTCTCCAATGGCTGAACTAATCCGTAGCGAAAACGAAATCGAAAGGGCAACGGATATCGTTTACCAATTGCACTATCTTGGGCAGGAATCGTTGGAAAACTTAGTGCACTCGGTTCTTGCCGAGCTTGGGCGTAAAGCCGGTTTTCGAAACGCTGTTTCTAAAGAAGTGGCTTTATTCGCTGTCAAGGAAGTACCTGTTCTTTGTCAGGATGAAGGCTGTCCGCAGTTCGGAACGAAACACGTTTGTGTTGAACGAGAAAAGGCGGTCTCCAATGGGTAGCCCATCTCTCCATTCCAAACTACCTCCGTCGGGGGCAGACCGCTGGATGACCTGCCCCGGTTCGGTTGTGCTCTCTGAAGGCATGCCCGAGTCCGAATCCGAATACGCCGACGAAGGCACGCGAGCCCACGCCTACGCGCAGAAGTGGCTGCTGCTTCACTTTGCGCAGCACGGCGCGACTCCATCTCCGGCCCCCGGCGAGGAAGTCGAGATCCACAAAAACGTCAAGGTCTACGTCGACGAATGCATCCGGGTCAAAGGTCCAAAGGTCTATGTGGAAAAGCAGGTAGCGGTCAACGAGGATGTCTACGGTACTGCGGACTTCATCACCTGGCACCCGGATTCACACACTCTCTATGTGCGCGATCTGAAGTACGGCGCCGGCGTGGTCGTCAACGTGGAGCGCAACATCCAACTCCGCATCTACGCCCTGGCGACGCTGCTTACGATGAAGCTGCCGGCGCGCACGATCAACATCGGTATCGTGCAGCCGCGGTACGACCACCCCGATGGGTTCATTCGCAGCGTGGACTTCGACGTTGCGGATCTTCTTGACCTGCACGCGGATGTGCTGGATGCAGTGGGCCGCGTTAATGAAGCGAAGGCGGCCCACCCATGGGGATTGCAAACGGAGCCCATGTATCTCAAGCCTTCCGAAAAAGGCTGCCGCTGGTGTGCCGCATCCCCCAAGTGCCCCGCGATCAAAAATCGGGCGCAGGCTTTGGCCAAGCAGGTGTTTGCCGAGCCCACAGTCCTGCCTCCTGACAAGGCTTTGGCCAAACCCGCCTACAACCCTCTCGAACTGGCGCGCGCTCTCGACTTCATGCCGATCCTTGAAGCATGGATCAAGAATACTCGTGAGTTCGCATACGGCGAAGCTGAGAAGGGCATCGAGATCCCCGACTACAAACTGGTGGACAAACAGGCCATCCGTAAGTGGAAAGAGAACTTGCCTGACGCGGGCTACGCCCTGGCCAAGCACCTCGGCTGCGACGAGAAAGATGTCTGGAAGCCGAAGGAACTTATCAACGTCGGAGACGCCGAGAAACTTGCTCCCGGCAAGAACGCGAAGGAACGCGCCGCGATGCTCGAACCGTTTGTCGAGCGCAAATCGAGCGGTCACACCCTGGTGCATGTTTCGGACAAACGCGATCCGGTAAGGATCGATGCGAAGGCGGCGTTTGGTGAAGTGACTTTAGCGGGGATACTCGAATGAACATGGTGTACTTCGGGCTCCGCGTGAAGGGAACTGAAAAGTTCTTTCTTCGCCGTCCCAATCAGCGGCGCGGCTATTCGATGGATGAACCGGAAGAGCCAACTCAGGATAAACCGGTGCGACTTTTTCCATCGCAGAAGTCAGCGCAAAATGCTCTCATCCAATGGCGTCGCGGGGTACACGTCAACAAAGTTTCGTATCCAACTTCTTGGGACTCTATGGATACGGGCGAGGAACATTGGACTGAAATCAAAGACGTTCCTGAACGCAAGGCCGTGGAGATCGAAGTCGTCTCTCTACGTTTGACAGATTCGTAAGGCCACAGAGCACCGCGCTCCTAAGCCAACCGACAACCACAACCGATACTCAACAATCACAAAGGAGCAACAAATGCCAGACAACTTAATCACGCCTGAGTTCCGCGCCGCTTTCATCAGCGTCTTCCGTGCCACCGCAATGAAAAACGCGGATGGTTCCACCAGCAAACCGAAGTTCTCGATTCGTGCCGCGTTCCCGCCCAAGGCGGATCTGAGCGCGCTCAAGAAGGAAGCGCACGCCGCCGCGACCGAAAAATGGGGAGACAAAATTCCCAAGACCCTGCGCTCGCCGTTTCGCGTCAACGAAGAACTTGAAGCCCCCATCGTCGGCATCGGAGACGACTGGGTGATCATGTCCTTCTCCGCGAACGAGGACCGTCGTCCCGGCATCGTCGACAGCAAGCTGCAGGACATCATCGACGATGCAGACGTGTACTCCGGCGCATGGTACCGCTGCCAGGTGCGTGCCTTCGCCTACGATACTGCCGGCAACAAGGGCGTCAGCTTCGGCCTGCAGAACGTGCAGAAACTCCGTGACGACGATCCCCTCGGCAACGGCCGCATTCCCGCCTCCAAGGCCTTCGAGCCCGTCGACGTCCCCGCTGGGGCAGCGAACGGGAAGACCGCAACGTCGATCTTCGGATAATTTGTGGTTGGGTACGGGGAGGTGCAGAGCCTCCCCACTTTTTTGTGTTGCTTTATGCAGGAAGGGTAAATCGATGAGTGCTATTAGCGAGCAGCACAGGACGCTGAACGAAAACGGTATAGGGGCTTGCTCTGTGCCCATGTGGATGGGAGGTGCTCCATGTGGTTTTTGCGACAAGGAAGCTTACGGTGAACCTCCGCCGTCTCCGCGTCACATGAATTATTGTACCAACAGAATGCAGCGAGATGACTGCCGGTACGACGGCTATGTTCCAGCGCTGGCTTGCATCGGGCATGGAGGCCCACATTCGCGAGTTTTTAAGGATGGCGATATGTGGTGTGCTGTGTTTCCGGATTTTGCTAATTTACAAGAATCTGAGTCCGGATGGGGTGACAGTCCAAGTGCTGCGAGAGACGATTTACGCAAGAAAACCGGACGCGAAACAAAGTAGCACTTGAAAGACGATCATGACCTCCTGGGGCTTGGATTTCGAAACTTTTTCTCAAATAGACCTGAAAAAATCAGGCTTGCACAACTACGCGACCGACGAGTCCACGGGCGTTCACTGCATGTCCTACGGCCCCGATCCTGAGCACATCAAGACTTGGGTCGAGGGCGAGCCCTTCCCCAAGGATCTGAAAGCCCATATCGACCAGGGCGGAATCATCACCGCTTGGAATGCAGCATTTGAACTCGCAATCTGGAACTTCTGCTGCGTTCCCAAATACGGTTGGAAGCCTCTCCCGATCGCTCAAGTCCGCTGCTCCATGGTGCGGGCCTACGCGATGGCCCTGCCGGGCGCTCTGGAGGACGCCGCGCCGGCGCTCGGTGTGGACCAAAGAAAAGACGCTGAGGGCCACAGGATCATGCTGCAACTGAGCAAGCCTAAGAAAGACGGGACGATGTGGCGCCGTGACGTCGAGAGCCTCGATAAGTTTCTCAGACTCTACGAATACAACGCGCAGGATGTGAGGACGGAGCTTTCCTGCCTCGAGCGGTTGATGGAATTGTCCCCGTCCGAATGCGCTCTGTGGGAACTCGATTACAAGATCAATAATCGTGGTGTGATGTGCGACCTCGCTAGCGCCGATAAGGCGATCGCAATTATCCAGTCCGAACAGAAGCGGCTCAATGCTGAGATGCTCAAAGTCACAGGCGGCGTGGTCGGATCCTGCAACGAAGTGCAGGTGCTCGGCAAGTGGATCGCTGCGCAGGGCGTTCAGATGGACGGCCTGGCCAAGGCGGATGTGATCGACGCATTGGCGAACGCAGGGGATGAAGACGGCCCTTACGAAGAGGGTGATGATCTTCCTCCTTGGGTGACCCCGATGCCTCCCGCTGTTCGCCGTGCTCTGGAGCTGCGTCAGGAGGCCGCCAAGAGCAGTACGGCGAAACTGGTCACCATGCGCGAGAAAGGGTCTGTTGATGGCCGGTTAAGGAACATGCATCAGTACCACGCCGCGTCGACGGGCCGGTGGGGTGGAAGAGGAGTACAACCTCAGAACTTTTTCCGGGGAAGACCGGGAATCACTTTCGAAGACATCGAGGCCATGTTCTCGATGCTGGGCGACAAGGAAAGACTTGATCTGTTTTACGGACCCGCGATGGCTGCAATTTCGGACTGTCTTCGCGGGATGCTAATTGCAGGCGAAGGAAATGAATTAGTCGCATGTGACTTCTCTGCTGTTGAAGCGCGAGCCCTAGCATGGCTTGCTGGCCAGGAGAGTGTGCTGGAGGTATTCAGGACACACGGGCTCATCTACGAGCACGCTGCGGCGGGTATCTACCATGTGCCTTTGGACGAGGTGACGAAGGACCAGCGTCAGCGGGGCAAGGTAATAATTTTGGCCTGCGGATTTGGAGGTTCCATCGGAGCCTTTCAGTCCATGGCCAAAAACTACAACGTGACGGTTCCCGACGAAGAGGCTTTAGAGATTGTAAAAGCATGGCGTGCGGCTAACCAACGCATCGTTCAGTACTGGTATGAACTGGAAGAAGCGGTAACCTGCGCCATGAAGACCGGCGGCGTTCATTATGCCGGTGCCGGCGGCCGTCAGGTCAAGTTCCGCAAGGTCGGCTCTTTCCTGTGGGCTCTGCTGCCCAGTGGCCGTGCTCTGTGTTATCCCTACCCCGAACTGCAAATGGTCATGACCCCGTGGGGAGAGGAAAAAGAACAATTGACCTTCATGACGGTCGTGGATCAGACTCAGAAAAAGAAAGCAAAGACACTTCCGGACCCTAACAGCAAGGGCCGTTGGCAACGGGTCTCAACCTACGGCGGATCGCTGGCCGAGAACATGACGCAGGCGATCGCACGTGACCTGTTGGCCGATGCGATGTGGGCAATTGAATCTCAAGGAATAGAGATAGTCCTACATGTGCATGACGAAGTGGTCGCAGAAGTTCGGCAGGAACGCGCTGAATGGGCTTTGGGGAAGATGGAAAAAATTATGTCAACGACGCCGCTGTGGGCGAAAGGACTGCCGCTGGCTGCGGAAGGATTTCACGCAAGGAGATATCGCAAGTAAAAGGAGTGAATCAACATGCTGGAAATTAAGAATCGCACAAATGGTTGGGACGAGCGAGACTACAAACTGTGGTCCGATGTGAAAACACTTCCTTCTTACGGATTGATCGCTTTCGAAGACAAAATGATTTCAATGAAGCAAGTTCTTGCGTTACTTGAGAAACATGCTGACGCGCGATTCAATAAGGAGCACCAGAATGGTTGAGGAATTCAAACTTCTATCAAGAACAGTAACCAATCATCTCTGTGGGTTCCTAGAACGCGCCGAAAATCACACAGGCAGTTTCACCCATGGCCGCGGCACATTTTGCTCTACTTGCCACGAGCGCGTCTTCAATGCTCGTTTTACTGGATTTGGTGACGTTGAAGGCGATATGGAAATAGTGGCTAGACTGAGGAAAAAAGGCACTGAGATTCCGGTAAAGATCAGAAAAGAAATCAGCGACTTCCAAAACGAAGTTAATTGGAATCCTAAGTGGAAATGGTGACCGAATGAGCTTTCATAAAATCGAGCATGAACTCCTAAAGAGGCGTGAACAGGCTGAATCAGTACGAGGTAAAGATACGCCTTTTCGTGTCGAATTCCGGTATCGCGGCGGGACTAAACACTGGCAGTATTTTGTCACCTTCGAAGATGCCTCTCGTGCCGAGGATTCAGTTTGTTCTTACACTCCAACGGGGAGGGGGTACGTTGAGCGGCCACACTCTCAGCAGATCCAAGTCCGCGGACCCCGCGGTGGTTGGAGAAAAGAGAGGTCTTTGTGAACTGGATAACTGCCAAATACAAATCCGAATGCGTCTCCTGCACCCGTAACATCGACGAGGGCGAGCGCATTCTGTTCGATTTCGAAGAACGCGAAGCCCGGTGCAGCAAGTGTGGGGAGAAGATAAAGCCGGACCCGAAGAAAGGGCCGTTCGCGTGAAAAAGAGCCAAACAGTCGACAACATAAATCACCCTCAGCACTACACGTTCGGATCGATCGAAGTTATCGATGCGATTGAAGCGTGGGGCCTCGGATTTCATTTGGAGAACGTGGTTAAGTATGTGGCTCGTTCCGATCACAAAGGAAACCAATTGGAAGACTTGAAGAAAGCCCAATGGTATCTGAGTCGCAAAATCAGCAAGTTAGAACAAGGTAAGTAATGACCACCTCTCAATCGGAATTCGCGGTTCGTCTCGCACATAGCGGGTTCCATGTATTTCCTTGCGCGGTTAATTCAAAGCTTCCCGCGATCAAGGACTTTCCACACAAAGCGACCATGGATAAGGAACAGGTCAAAATTTGGTGGAATGGTCAGCCGAAAAATATAGGCATAAGCACAACACATTTCGGTACAGACGAAGCCTTGATTATAGTCGACAAGGACGTAAAAAAAGGAAAACGCGGCGACCTGAGTTTGATGCAGTTAGAACTTGAAGGCTTTGAGCTACCGCCAACGTTCACAGTGGCCACACCTTTCGGTGGGGAGCATCTCTACTATAGAGTCCCCAAAGCGTTACGTCAGGGTGTTGATTTGCTCGGAAACGGTCTTGACATCCGAAGTTTGGGCGGGTATGTGTTGGGTCCGGGAAGTGAGCTTGATGGTAAAGGTTATCCAATTATCAACAAGTCTTTCGTCGCGCCAGCTCCCGACTGGTTAGTGCAAAAACTAGGTGCAGCCCGAGAGCGCTCTAAAGCCGAATCCTCGTCTCTCTCGAATATCGAACCCGACCGTGCATTCCAGCGCGCGCAACAATGGCTTCTCAACTCGGCCCCTTTAGCCATCGAAGGCCAGGGTGGCGACGCCGAGACGTACAAAGTCGCTCTCCACCTGAAGGACCTCGGCTGCGATGCCGATCAGGCGCTCGCTCTGCTCATCCCATGGAACGAGCGCTGCCTGCCTCCATGGAGTCAGGAAGAACTCGAAACGAAAGTTCGCAACGCATTCAGGTACGGACGCGACCCGCAAGGCATCGCAGCACCCGAGGCTGTTTTTCCACCAATTCCTGAGCCAGAACCTGAGCCACCAACGGCCCATCCACTCGGGAAATTAAACGACCGTTTTGCTTTCGTCTTCTCCGGGGGAACCGGAAACATTTTGTGGGAGACTATGAGCCCCGATGGAGCGTATGTCTTTCACATGATGAACAAGCAATCTTTTTTCGATATGAACGCTGCGAAAAAATTGCAGATCGGGGACAAGAGCAAAGCCGTGGCACAACTGTGGATGGAGTGGTCGGGACGCAGAAGCTACGACGGGGTGGTGTTCGAACCGGGGCTCACCGTGGACAAAAAGTGGTACAACATGTGGCATGGATTCTCTACCCAGCCCGCCGACTCTCCCGATCATCCGATGGTCGAACGCTGGAAAGAACATCTGTTCGAGAACATCTGCAACAAGGACAGGAACCTGGCCGACTGGCTGACATGCTGGTTCGCTCATTTGATCCAAAAGCCTTACGAAAAGCCCTTGGTGGCGATCGTCTTCCGCGGCGGGAAAGGCGTGGGCAAGAATGCGCTGGTCGAGCGCATCAGCAAACTGCTCGGCGGCCACGCCATGACCACGGCCCGACGCCGGTACCTTGTGAGCAATTTCACAGCACATTTGCAGTATTCCCTGCTGTTCATTCTGGATGAAGCCTTCTGGTCCGGAGATAAGGAGTGCGAGGGTGTCGTCAAGGACCTGGTTACAGGCGCGAAGCACGTAATCGAGCCTAAAGGCAAGGAATCCTACACCGTGCGGAATCTCACCAGGGTGGTCGTGATCGGTAACGAGGAGTGGCTGGTTCCAGCATCAGAAGACGAGCGCCGCTGGGCAGTGTTCGAAGTCGGAGAAGGCCGCAGGCAGGACAGGCAGTATTTCACGGAGATGCGCGTGGGCCTCGACGAACAGGGAGGCGCGGCGCATCTACTTCGCTACCTGATGGATTACAAGATCACGCAGGACGTCAATCAGGCTCCGAATACGGCGGGCCTTGTGTCGCAGAAAATATCGTCCCTCGAGCCTGTCCAGCAATGGTGGTACGATACGCTGTCAGCCGGCACGATCGCGGGAGGAGACTGGGGAGGGGAGTGGCCGGATACGATCCCCAGCAACCGTTTAAGAGACGCGCTCAGGCGTTGGGTTGGGAACCGCAATATCAAGGGGCGCCTGCCTAACGACGTGAACTTCGGAAAGATTCTCCGTCAGATGGCTCCCGGTTTCGAAAAGAAAAAACTCGGCACTCGTCTGGCGGACGGAGACACGAGCTACGCGTATTTCAAAGCGCCGCTTGAGGACTTACGGCAGGAATTCGATGCCTACATCGGGGGGTCAACGCCATGGCCGGAATGAAAAGAAGAGTTGTTGTCGGATTTTCTGGCGGTGTCACGTCAGCATGGTGTGCTGGTTGGGCATTGCGAACATTTCCGAAAGATGAGGTGGTTCTCCTTTTTCACGATACAAAAGAAGAGGATTCTGATACCTACCGTTTCCTTCGAGAGATGATCGCTAAACTTGACCACCCGCTCACAGAGAGAAGTGACGGTCGTAGTGTCACCGAACTCGCGTATGACCACAACGCGCTGCCCAATAACATGATGGCGTTTTGCTCTCATGAACTAAAAATCGAGCCGGGAAATCGGTACATCGACGAATTGAAGAAGAGCGGAGTAGACGAGATCGTGAAGGTGTTTGGGTTCAGTTCAAATGAATCTGAGCGGGTTCAACGCATGGTTGCGATGGGCTGGAAGATGGGTTTCACTCCGAGGTTTCCGATCATAGAAGATGGAGTGAGTAAACAGGACTGCGCCGATTGGTGCTCTTGCACAATGGGCGTTCCTATCCCAAGGATGTATTCGTGGAGCGATCATGCAAATTGTGTTGGTTGTGTTCGAGGAGGGAAAGCGTATTGGCTAGCGGTGAAGGAAAATGCACCGGAGGTGTTTGTGCAACGAAAACAGTTGGAGGTGGAATTTGGGGCAACATTCAGTCGCAGATACTCGCTGGTGCAGATTGAGCAAGAAGGGTTGTTTCATAAGGTAAATAGGAAAGAGGCTATCGAGATAGGCTCTTGCGAGTGTGGATCATGAACCGACTCCTCGCCGCCGATGAACTCGCGAAGCGATGGTCGACATCCCGCAGCTATCTGGCCAATCTGCGCAGCCAGGGGAAGGGTTGCCCCTACGTCAAGCTGAACCGGCGGGTGATGTACCGTGAATCGGACGTGATCAGATACGAATGCGACCGGCTTGTCGCCACGGAATTTGTCAAGCCGAGACAGGCGGGAGTCGATGCTTGACCCCATCCTCATGACCAAATCCGAAGCCGAAATTGTGACCTTGCTGTTCCAGGGGCAAAAGGTCGATGAAATCGCGGCGGTACTCGGCGTAACCGACCACGCGGTCAAGATGCACCTGTGCCGGGTCTACAAAAAGGCCGGCGTCAGTTCGTCGATCGGACTCGTGGCGAAGGCTTGGAATAACGGCGGATACTTGTATTAGGAGGCTTATGAAACTCGCAATCGCAGCACTGATGATTGGAATGGCGGGGTGTGCGAAGCCTTCTCCTGAACCATTACGATCATTCCAACTTGCTCAAATTCAACGGATGCGCGCTCCTGTCCGAGACGATGTGGTGGGAGCGCCTTGCGATGCCTCTCCAGTTTTCGGTCCTTGCGAGATTACATATGTGGTTTATTTAAAAGATATTAACGGGAATGAACATCCATTATCTGTAGAAGATGGAAGTTCTAAAACGGACTGCGCAGCACCACCCAACGATCCCACTAAACCGTGCCACGCGCCAGTGGAGAAACTATTAAGAAAGCCGAAGCTATGAAATACGCAATCGCACTGAAAGCACTGGAAACGAAAGCGAAGTGACCCATGGCCGACCGATACGACGACGAAACCCCACACAATCCTCAACTCGAAGAGCGCGTGCAAAAGTACATCGACGCTGCTTGCATCGTGGCTGTGTCGATCGCCGCCTGCATTTTGCTTCTGGCGCTCGCATCCTGTGCCGCGCCCAAACGGGCTGCGTACTATCAATGCGACAAAAAATGCGTGCCACTGATTGAAAAAGTTGGGCCTGTCACAGTGCTCGTGCCGCGTTAGCGCGTGGCTTAACCGGGGATGGAGGGGATGATGGGAGCACCTTTGAATGCGTTTTTTGGCGGGTATCCGCAAGAACATCAACGTTGCGACTGCCACGATTGCACGCAAGCTCGATGGCGGATGTCGTTTCAGGGGCAGCTTGCCATTGCGCCGCCCTCGACAGTCACAACGGTAACGTACAAGCCGGAACACGTTCACCGTTGGGTTGAGCGAATCGACGAGGACAAGGGCGTTGGCTTCACTGAATGCGATGAATGCCACATCGAGAAACCGGCGTGACGCGGTACAGGCTATAGAGAGGAAACGGAAAATGACAGATGAAGAGTGTGTGAGGCAGAGGTTTAGTCGCATCGTGATCGCGCGGCAAATGCGTAAGCCAATTCGCCTCTACTCGCCCTATTGGCGGCAGCATGCTTTTAGTGATTGGCAAGCAGCCCGCGCCTTTACCGAGGCCCGCGAAGAGGAGATTCGGCAAGTAGAGGAAGAGATTGCGCTTTTAAATTTAGAGTTTTGGGAAATGCATGGCGAGATCAGACTAGCGACAATGGTCGAACAATACACACCGCTTGTCAGAGAACTTTGTAGGTGGGCACGCATTCTCGCACGCGAACAAGCAGCACTAACCGAACTGAAACGTGGAATGAAGTAGGAGGCCAGAATGGAAAAATCGGTGCATGTGATCGCCTGCCAAATTGAGCGGATTGTTTTTCCTAGCAGCTTCCGCAAGACTCCGTGGGCTAATGCAGGAGCGCACCGACGCAGCACTGGCGAAGGAGAAGTTGTGAGTGATCAGAAAAGCAGCACGCATTCAATCAAGTGGCGTCGAGAGGAGCGGTGGGCCAATCTAAGCGTTAAGCGCAAGGACGGCGACAGGACGGCGAACTTACCCTACCACTATCCCTGCATGGCTGGATGTAAGGATGATCATGGGGGGCCGGGGATGCTTCATCACGGTTCTACCGTCTTCGTGTATGTAGGCTGCACTTGTGGGTGGGAGCAATTGGTTGGAGATCATATCCATGAACCAGTAGAGGATGGACGATTCGCTTTCCTTAATCATAAAATAGACGCACTGGCGAAGGAGAATCAGTGATGGGAGATTTTTGGAATGATCCAGGTTTTTGGCTGATGATTTGGGGATTTCTTATTATCGGCATTTCGCGGTGGCTGGCGAAGGAGAATCACCATGAGTGAGCCAACATGCCAACACTGCGGTAAAACCGAACGCCAACACCCCGGCATAGTAGTTGAGGGCCGCTACGTCCCATTTTGCGATGCGGGTGAGCACACTAAATTCCTGCCGCAGCAAGCGGGGAGCGACAGCCCTAAGGTGCCGGATGATCTGCGGGAGCGCCATACGCTTTTAAAGGCTTGGACTGACGCGGGCAAACATCCCCGCACTGCTCACAATTCTTTCGAATTTGACAAAGAAATCGTGCGCCTCATCGAGCGCATCGCCTCCCTCGAAGCCGACAACACCAGGCTGCGCGAAGAGAATGAGCGACTGCAACGCGAGTTGAATCACGCCGTTTTTATGGACGATAAGCATAAGGCTGAAGCAAAGGCCGAAGTGGCACGTCTGAAGCAGCCAGTGGACCGCGCAATAGAACTCTTTGAAGATCTGCTCGACTGCCTAGACACGGAAGAATTCTCAGATACGCGCAAGGAAATCGAAGCATTGCAAGTTGAGTTCGCGGCCCGCTCTACCGGCAAGGGGGATCGGTGACCATCTGGGATTGTGAACTCGGCTGGTTTCCTGCGCTGCGTGTGTGGATCAAGCGAATTGTGGCACTTTAGAAGCCCTTGCTAACCAATCAGGCAGGGATGGGCCGCCTACAGCCGTGTAACGCGCTTTACGGGCTGCTACGAACGCAGGGATGAGCACACTTTCCGGCACGCTGTTGGCCGCTGTGATCGTATTCGGCCCCCATATTCCGTCCACCGTGGCGCCGCATGAGGTTTGCAGGAATCTCACCGCCCAGCCTTCACCCTGGTTCACGCTGGCATCCAGCACCATGGCGGCAATTTTGTTTGAATCCAGTTTGTCGAGCCAGACTCCCCAGAAGTTGCGCTTGTAGAAATCCTGAACTGCGGGACCACGTTGATCTTGAGGCAGCGCAAGAATCGCCGCGAAGTCCTCCGGCCAGTAAGCAGAGTTGATACCCGCAAGGGCCTGAGCTGCCGGATCGCTTCTCGTAGGATCCGGGTTAGGCTCAAACACGGGCGCACCGTTTTCGAATGCCGCCTCATTCGGAAGCAAGAAGGAATAGCAGAGGTTGAAGTCGCTCATTTCGGCACCGCCGTTTGTAGGTATTGTTTGCCGATAAAGACCGGCGAGAAATGCAGGATGTCGGGCGTCACGCGAAAGTCGTAAGCCTGTAAAACGTTCAACGATTGAATTCCAGCCACTGTCATCACATCGAAGACGAACTGCGAGCAGATAACCCGGCCTTTCGATGTCAGGTTGTGGTGGAAGAGCAAGCCGACGATATCGGTGTAGTTGTAGGAATAGCCGATGCAGGAATGCGCGTACTTCATAGCCTGCGCGTACTTTTCGTCATTAAGAGGCAACGCGTAGCGTCTCTCGAAAGTCGGCTTGCAGTAATTGGCCGGCCGGATCTGGACGCCCGAGCCTGCGTGCGCCCCTAAAAAAGAGCCATCCGGCAGCTCTATCTCGGTATGCGAAAACTCCGAGAAAGTAACAAACCGGATGGCTGCGGAGACGGCATCAGACTCCGTGATAAAGCGAATCTTGAGGTCAGGCATGACTATGCAATCGGCGTTACGGGTTGATAGTTGGCTGCCGAAAATCCAGATTCCGCCTGAATGTAAGCTGCTGTTCCCGCCTCGGCTGCGGTGATGTATCCGTCAATCTGTGTCAACGTTGCGGCAGGCAATCCTGGTTGAGCCTTGAGCGTAGTCAGGATGCCGATACTGCTGGCGAACAAAGCCATCGTTTCGGTCTGCACAGACGGCTTAGTACTGATGAGATTCACCAGCGATTGCGAATCGGTTTCAAGCCCTGCGACCAATGGCTCAAAAGCAGCGAACGGCGTAGCTAGGAGAGCGACATTACCAGCCATCTCAAGCGCGGGCAGGATAGCCTTGAATTTCGTCCAGAATCCCGTAGCGGGCGCTGGTGTGGGGGTTGTGCTCATTTCGTCGCTCCCGGCAGCGGAAGGGCTGCCTGCTGGCTCTGGACCGTGTTGACTGCTGCCTGAGCTTTGGCTTCCAAATTTGCCGTTGTCGTCGGGTCTGCTGCCGATACCCCACTGCTGAATAGCGCGTGATATTCCAGATAGACTGACTCCGCTGCGTTCAGGCTCACTCCGAACGTGTTGAACGCCTGCTTCACTGCCGGGGTCAGCGTCAGCGTTCCCGCTGCCGACTGTTGCTGAATCGACGTGTAGAAGGCGCGCGCTCCAGACAATATGCTCCCCATCTGTTGATCGGCCGCATTCTGGTAGCCGGGAGCCAGTTGCGCTGGAGTCGTCGTGGTTGGAGTGCAGCCCACCGCTGAGAAGCACGTCAGGAGAAATACTGCCCAGAACACTCCCGATGCTAAATACAGGGCCGCTAGTTTCAGTTTGCGCTTCATTTATGCTCCTTGCTTGGGAACTGCTGCCGGTTCTACCGGCGTCGTAGGGACCGCTGGGGGATCAAGGGCGGTACTCGCCGATGCCTCTTGTTTGGTTGAAGAATCCGTAGTGGTGGTAATGGTGGAACTTGAAGCTTCATGCCTTGCTCGTGCTGCCGGGACTGCAGTCTGAAACGCATTCCGAAACCATGACCACCAGTCCTGTGCATTTCGAGGAATCAATTCCGGCCATGTACAAACAAAAGCAATAGCGAGGGCTCCGATAAAGATAATCCATTCAGGAAGATTATTCGTAATCGCATTGGCGACTCCGATTCGGAGAGCTTCCCACGCGGGGTGATCGATCATGATCATTGACTCGCTCTCCCAAACTCCATGTATCGTTGCCGAGCCTTTTCAAGCGCATCGGTCGGATCATAATTGACATAAAAATTCCAGCCATTCGCTTCGAGATAGCAGCAAGCCAGATACGTGTCAATATCCATTGATCCGTGCTTAGAACCTTCCAATGTGACCTCTACATCCTGCAACCTTGGCAGCGGGATATGATGCATCGACCACCTTCAGGTGTTGAAGTTGCCATTATGGTACATCCATCCAAGTGCTTAAATTCAACAAAATTAACTCCCTGCCATCGAAATATTGCTGAAACACGCCACGCACGTCCCGCCGGCGGGAGCCTGATCGATCTGAAGCTGGTTCACGATTTCGTTCGGAGCCCATCCAATATTCGCCGCAGGGAAGGTCATGCCGAACATGGTGACTGTCTTTTTGGTGAAGTCGTAGGTCTTCAGGATCGAGAGCGGCGTGGCAGTCCAGGGCCGAAAAGGCGCCAGCTTAACCGGAGAAACGTGCCAGGTCCCGCTGATGTCCCCAACCCTTACCGTGCCGTCGAGTCCGATATCCATATCTCCGGGGTAGGTGAATCCGTCTGCGGTCGTGAGCCGGGTGTCGATCTCGATCCATTGCCGGGCCGGCGAATCGTCCACCGTCACCAGCACATTGGTGGTCAACTGTGAGAATGGGATCGCAGGAGAAGCCACAACCCCTTTCGCCAGCGCCCCGGCGCCCGTGGCACCCGCTACGGCCGGCCCGGACACGAATAGCTCCACGCTGCCGTCCGCGTTTGCCTGCACGGCGTAGAACGTGGGCTCGGTAAGATTGATGGCTGAGTTCCACACGGCGGTCCATGGCCCGAGAGCGGTGTAAGCGAATTGATAGGTGACGGTCATTTGCGATTTCTTTCTTGCTCCACACCCGAAGCAGTTCCATCCGCAAATCCCAGGTCATGCGCTACTTCCACACGTTTATCCAGGATACTGTTCATGGCGTGCTTAACTTCACCCACTTCCCGCTGAACGCGAAGGACAACCAGAGCGACATAGGCGCTGATACCGGAAGGAATGATGATCTCGATGGCGTGTATCACTGCGACCGTAACAGTGTCAGTCATAGTAGGCCTTCATGCCCGCCGGAATCTTGGTATCGCTTTATCAACTCATCAATCTGCTCATCGGTGTAGCTCGCAACGGGCCATCTTTTCTTCACCCACCGCCTCCAGACTTCCCGCTGATGTGCTTTGGCATCTGCATCTAATTCTTCATCCGTTTTTTCATGCAACGGCTTCCTATCATCCCTTTTTGACGTTGGCGGGATAGGAGGCTTATCGGTCATTGTGCCGGCTTGTGCGCGGTTGCGTCGGCCAGCGCTTTTTTGTAGCATTCTTCTCCGTAGGCGTTCATGTCTTCGGTAGCATAAAAACCTTTGGGGGTTGAGATTGAAAGCGCGTTGGTCGGAGGGCACGGATGCTGCCCCGCGCCGCCGCAAGGAAACGGATTGGGAGAACTCATTTTGTCACCTCATCAGGATGATAATCCGCGTGTGTTTGGGAATCCTGTAATATTGAGTGATTCTGCGACAAGAATAGCGCTTTCAGATTCGGCCCACAGCCTCTCAGGTTCATAATCACAGTTAGAATTCCGAGAAAAAGAGTCGCTAAACCTAGCCACCTCTTAAATCTCTTCTCCGACTCTGTGACTTTTGCGGCTAGTGCGATTCTCTCTGCTGCCTGATCTTCTTCCTTCTGCTTCTCGGCCGTTTCATGATCCCTGACGAAATCCTCCAGTGTTCTTAACTTGGGATTGACTTCGTTGAGAATCTTGAAGATCATCTCGAAGCGTCCATTATCCTCGGCACGCGCAGTCTGAAGATATCCCGGAGGGCCGCCATTGGAGTTATAGAGGCGCTCCAGGCGCTTGTCCATATTCGCCACTGCGGACTCCACGGGTTGTAATTGCCGGGTGATTTCAGCTACCACAAAATCCCTGCTTTCTCCCCCGCGTCGCCTCTCGACGGTCACTGGCCCACCTCAATTGGATTCGTCCACCGCCCCATGCGGTTCGGTCTATTACTGACCAGGACGTTGTCACTGCAACGACTTCTGCATAATAAACACTACAATCGCAAAGAACGCCACAATCCCGCACCAGAACAGAATTAATAAAATTCGCCGCTCTCTGTCGTCTTTCCAGCTCATTGCGGACCAGCCGGTCCCGTCGTCGCCATCGCCGGTCCCGCCGTCAATGTTGGGGGCGTTATTTGCGTAGCTTGGGGCATTTGAAAGGCCACAATTGCACTAACAGGGCCTGCCGCACCTCCTGAAGGGGTATCTGTCGCCGCGTAATAGACGAGCGTCCCGTAGGGTTCGGGATCTTGATAGGCCGTCGCTGTCAGACTTTTCAGGGGGAACGATGCGACCGTGTTGAAGGGACTGTTTCCGCCTGCAAGTTGTGCGGCGAGGGCAGCCGGGGAGCAGACAGCCGCCGTGCCGACGCACTTATAAAGCGTGATCGTATCTCCAACAGTGCTTTTCGGGAAGCCGATCGGCACGCACGGGTTGGCGACCGAGCAGGTCTGCCCGTAAGCTCGCGCACAAATCAGCGCCATGATCGCTATGACGAACAGAAAATAGACAACGGCTGAATTGAGTCTTTTCATTGCGCTCCTTGAGGTCCCGAAGTCACGGGAATCTGGGAAAGGATGATCACGGAAGGTTGCGGAGGAGGGCCCGAACTGATGGCATACGTCACTTGGCCGACCGCTGAGTTCGTATAGCCGGGGCAGCCGATCACCATGGCGTAGTACGTGCCCGCCGCGTTGATCACGAAGGAATTCGTGTTGATGTCGCCTGTAGTCGGAGGGTTGTGGATGCCCCAATAGACGTAGGGATTGCAGCCCGAGGTCGATGTGGTGATCGTGCCCGGATAGTTAAAGGCGTACGTGCCGTTGACAGGGGAAAAGACTGGTGTTGCAGCGGCACCGCTCGATGTGTAGACGTAAGTCTGGACGCCAGAATTCAGGTTCGCTGCTAGGGTGCCCATAACTCGTAACGTGGTCGGATTGGTTGAGATTAAGAGCGCGGTTGAGTAAGTCGCTGTCGTCCCGCCTGAGCACGTTCCTGCGGCCGGAGCGGTGGGATTCGAACCGTCTGTGGTGTAACAGATCGACGCGCCACCTGTCGAGACGGAGCACGTAACTGTCTGCGGCGGAGTGCCTGAGGTCGGAGAACACGTCGG